TCTCTGGTGGAATGAAAGCTATGGGGAACATTGATCACCTACAGTGGTTTCTTGGAAATCCTATCTATATGTTTTTCGGTGGAATCATTATGACTCTTCTTTGGCAGTCCAGTTCTCTTTCTACTACTGCAATCATTGGTCTGGTCGCTGGTGGTGCATTACCTTTACCAGCTGCGATTGGTGCAGTCCTTGGTGCTAACATTGGAACTACAGGCACAATCTGGATTGCAGGACTTCTCGTTTCGGATGGAATGCCGACAGGAATCACAAAACATATCGCAATGGTTCATACTGGTGTGAATCTTTTCATGGCAGTTTTATTCCTTCCTTTTGCTCAACATATTGCAAAGTTTGTGTCTAAATTTTAATCATCACCGATTAAAAAATCACGAAAATAGTGATTAGAATATATACAGTATAACTGGTCTTCAAGACAACAGGAGAGGCACAAAAAGGGAGTGCCTCTTCTTCAATCTCTAAAAAAAGAAAGGAACAGAGTGTTCAACCCACACTCCCATGCTTTAAATAAACAATCATTCTATGCACAAGTGAGAGATTATGATCCACAAATTGAGCCTTGGTTACGAGCAGAATATCGTAACTTGTCCGATGCTGAAGAAGCATTCCATAATTATCAATCGAAGAGAAAGAAAGTTACCTTACTCTCAAGAATAAAACAAGCATTGACTTTTGATACTTTCAAAATGGATGTTACATTTTCATCTATTCATGAATATCTCTCTCAAGCAAAAGATAGGTTTGACCTAGAGCAAAGAGAAAAGAATATCATGAGGGGAAATAGATGGGGGTTAGCATGAAGAAAGATTTGATTATCTCATATGGAACAGTCGTGTTTTGTTTATTCGTTCTTATTCCGTTTTAAATGACTTGACATATCGTTACTGTCTTGATATACTGGTCTTATAAATTATTAAAACATTTAAAAACTTTAAGGAGTCGTTATGATATCTGTACGTGTAAAACCAAACGAGAACATTAACCGAGCCTTGTCTCGTTTCAAATCCGCAGTTTTGAATGAAGGTATTATCAAGACAGTGAATGATAAATCTCACTACGTCAAACCCTCTCTCAAAAAGAAACTCAAAAGAGAAGCTGCACAAAGACAACGAATGAAGGATGAAATCAAATTGATTAGGCAAATAGAGAATGAGCAAAAAGAGTGGAGATCCTAAAAAGGTTGTCAATCTAGCGGACTTCCGTGATGAGAAGAACGCACTTGATATTAAAATAGGTGGATATTACGCACACCCAGAGTTGGGTGTGCATCTACATTGTATCGGAATCACAGAACCGATGCACACAAGAGGCGATGAGATTCATTTTGTCATAGAGGATCACTTTGGAAATCTCGCTACCTTCCAAACTTCAGATGCACCACACGGATTCGTTTATTCAAATAAAGAAGAATTCGCATATGCTCTGATGCAAGTTGCAAAAGATATAGAAGAGAATGGTGAAGATGACGGACCCAAGGTTTCGTAATCTTATAAATAATTATATCGTTATCCCTACCTACAAAAACTTAAAATTAGAAGAATGATTACATTCGCAGAGTATCTTGCTGAAGGCACAGAGGGCAAGAACTTACATTTAGAGCACCTTGAAGATGAGGTGTTGAACAACGGAGTCAACGGAACACGGGCAGCAATCAATTTCCTTCAATCTTTGAGGGATATGCTTGCAGGAAACACAAAGTCAAGTGTCAATGTGACTGTCAAATGGGATGGAGCTCCTGCTGTTTTTGCAGGAATCAATCCAGAGAACGGAAAGTTTTTTGTAGGAACCAAGGGAGTTTTCAACAAGAATCCAAAAGTCAACTATACAAATGCAGACATTGATGCAAATCATTCATCGCCAGGACTCAATTCCAAACTCAAAGTTGCACTCAAGTATCTACCAAAGTTAGGAATCAAAGATGTTCTCCAAGGCGATATGTTATTCACACAAGATGATTTGTCTACGGAGACAATAGATGGTAAATCGTATCTCACCTTCCAGCCCAACACAATCGTATACGCAGTTCCAAAAGAAAGTTCTAGTAAGATTAAAAAAGCGAAAATGGGTATTGTCTGGCATACCACTTACTCAGGAGAGAAACTTGAAGATATGCGAGCGACTTTCGGTGCGAATATAAATGGGTTGAAAAAAACAGACGATGTATATTTTACAGATGCAGATTACAGAGATACTTCTGGAACAGTCAATTTCAACAAAGCAGAAACTGCATCAATCACAAAGGTTCTATCTTCCGCTGGTAAAAAGTTTCGTGAACTGAAATCAACATTCATGAATGAACTGATGAATGATAACAATCTTCTCATCTTGGTAAAGACATTCAACAACGTCAAGGTCAGAGAAGGACAGAAGATTTCAAACACAACGAAACACACAGGAGAGATGATAAAGTATATCAATGCTAAGTTGCAGAAAGACATTGATAAGATAAAAACAGAAAAAAACAGAGAGATCAAGACAAAAAACAAGAACGAGTTGATTTCTTACATCACCAAGAACAGAGTCAATTTCAAGAACATCTTTGATATGCAGAACTTGTTGGTGGACGCCAAGAATATGGTGATACGCAAACTTGAAAAAGCAAAAGGTGCAATGGATACTTTCATACGCACAGACAATGGATATCGTGTGACTGCACCAGAGGGTTTTGTTGCAATTGACCGAATGGGTGATGCTGTCAAACTGGTTGACCGCCTTGAGTTTTCAAGAGCTAACTTTAATGCTGCAAAGAATTGGACAAAATGAGTAAAACATACGAACAATTTTTAAAAGAACAAAAGGGAGGAACGGCGGTATTCACGTTTGGCAGGTTCAACCCCCCAACAACCGGCCATGAAAAACTTCTCAAAGTGTTGATGAATACCGCCTCTAAACAAAGAGGTGATTACTATGTATTCATGAGTCATTCACAAGACAAAAAGAAAAACCCTTTGAGTCATGACCAAAAGATGATGTTCATGAAACTGATGTTTCCGAAACATCGTTCTGCAATGATCAAATCAAAAGCAAGAAATGCACTTGAAGCACTTGTTCAATTACATGACATGAAAAAATACTCAAGAGTTGTCATGGTAGTTGGAAGTGACAGAGTTTCAGATTTCAATACTCTTCTGAACCGATACAATGGTGAAGATGTCAAACATGGATTCTATCAGTTTGACGAAATCAAAGTGGTTTCTGCTGGAGAACGAGATCCAGATGCTGAAGGTGTAGAAGGAATGTCTGCATCCAAGATGAGAGCGGCAGTTGCAGATGGAAACTACGATGTCTTCAAGATGGGAATCCCTGCAAGTGTATCAGACAAAGATTGCAAGAAACTCTACGATGCAGTTGCAAAGGGTATGGGTGTAAGTGGTGTAAAGGAAGAGATAGATGAATACGAAGATTTTGATTTAGAACTTTACGAAGCACTTACTCCTGCACAACGAAGAAAGATGGCATTGAGAATGAAGTTGCAAGCAAGAAAGCCTGGTTTCATTCGTAAGAGACAGATTGCAATGAAGAAAGCTGCAACAAAAGCAAAACTTGATAGTCGTGCAAGAAAAGCAGCAATCAATATGATTGTCAAAAGGTTTTTTCCAAAACTGAAAAAGAAATCTCGTTCAGAACTTTCCTATGCAGAACGTGGTAAGATTTCGGACATCGTGAAAAAGAAAGCGAAAGTAATTTCAAGGTTCGCAAAAAAACTTGTAAAGGATAAACGAAAACAAGATGTTGAACGAAGACGATCAATGAATAAGAAGAAGGACTAAGATGTGCGAAAACGAAGAGTGTAAATGTTCTAACTGCACTTGCGATCCTTGCGAGTGTACTGTAGATAATCCATGTGGTTGTGACGAAGATCAAGTCGCAGCTATTTAATTCATTAAAAGGGGGTAAAGGTGTCAAGAAGCGAAATCAAAGATTGGATAGTAATGTCATTGAGTTTGGGAACAATGGTTTTGTTGTTCGTCATCACAATCGGTGACTTTATGAATGCAATGGAAACAAACAGAGAACCAAGTAAGGATGTAATCAACTTACTATCTATGGCGATCACTGGTATCGTAGGTATTATTGCTGGTTTTATTTCTGGTAAGAATGCTGCGGACCAAGCGAAACAACAATCAGAAGCAGCGGCAGGAGCAACAAAGTGAAATTAATATTATGGTCTTTGGTATTCATGGTAATGAGTAGTGTGAGTTTTGCATCTGATTTTGTAACAAAAGGTGATATCAATAAATCGTCAATCGGAATGTTCAAGTCATTCTTTACAAAAGAAAAGTGTGACCAGATTTTGATTGACACTTTCACCATTTGTTACGATCACGACAGGAAATCACCTACTGCTGTTTATGTGGAAGTGACAGGTGAAACAGTTGAAAAAGACATTGATAAACGTCCACCTTTCTTTACTGACAAACGAGTGAAGAAGGAGTTCAGGACAACATCAAAAGATTATACAAATACTGGTTATGATAGAGGTCACTTTGGAGCCTCTGATGCATCTCATGATTGGGATAAGAAACATCAGAAAGCGACATACTCAATGGCGAATATTGTTCCACAAACTCCATTTGCAAATCGGTACAAGTTTATTGCATTGGAGAAACATGAACGTGAGATGGCGGTCAAGTATGGTCGTTTAGAAAATCTCACGATTGCATACTGGAACAATAGACCAAAGAAGATTGGTGACTCACAACTTCATGTGCCGAGTGGGTTTGCAAAACTTTTTACTGATGGTAAGAATTACAAGGAATGTTTCTTTGTTTGGAACAATGACAAGTACGATAAAAGTGATGGTCAAGATCCAAACAAATACAAACAGGATTGTGATAAGTTGATTGCAATGTGGGGCACACAAGTTGGTGAAGCAGATTCATGGTCAATGAAAGATAAAAGTGCATTGGTCGATCTGTTAGAAAAATACATCGATTCGGAAAAGAACCAATCAAAGGTTGGGATTGCATCATCTTTGCTCAAAGCGATCAAGTAATGATTGATTGGATAAAGAAGAGATTGGGAATAATGTCGGGTGTTGAGTCAGGAAAGATTATTGAGTTTCCACAAACACCCGAAAACCTTGATCGTCTTGCATCATCAAGAGCTCTCTTGAAAAGCACAGACCATCACACAACTGACCCAATCTATGAGTCGATGGAAAAGAACAGAAAATGAGATGAGTAACAATGGCATATAACGATAAGGTTATCGATCACTATGAAAATCCCCGAAATGTGGGTTCTCTTAATCCCACTGACAATAACGTTGGCACTGGTCTTGTCGGAGCGCCTGAATGTGGTGATGTGATGAAACTTCAAATCAAGGTTGATGATGAAACAGGAATTATTGAAGACGCTAAGTTTAAGACGTTTGGGTGTGGTAGCGCTATTGCTGCTAGTTCCCTTGCTTCTGAGTGGGTTAAAGGTAGAACTATTGATAAAGCAATGGAGTTATCAAATACAGAAATCGTGGAAGAACTTTCACTTCCACCTGTCAAGATCCATTGTTCGGTTCTTGCAGAAGATGCAATCAAGGCAGCGATAAATGACTACAAAGAAAAACAAGGACTTTGAACTAGAAACAGTTTTAACTTATAACACTTCTAAAGGAGAAAAAGGTTGGCTTATAAAAGTCCGCTCCCTCAAGTAGATCATGGAATTGATGTGTGTGGTGATGAGTGGGATGAACCAGTTGGGAGAGAAGAGTATGTTGGAGTTACTATGATAAAACAACACGATCCAAAACACCCATACTGCACCAACTGGCCAGTTAGAAAAACGAAAGATACAGATGAAAAAGTTCAATGAATATTCCTCTTTTGAGGAAAAAGTATTATCAACCCTAAAAAAGAAACCGAGCAATTTACTCTCACTTTCTCACAAACTCGGAGAGGATGTAACTCCTGTCAATTCTATGTTGCAACATCTCCAAGTTTATGATAAAGTAGAATGCATCAATGAGGTTTGGAGAGTCAAGAGATGAAATCCTTCAAAGAGTTTTCTGAAAAATGTTGCGATGAATGTGATGAATTATTTGACCATGTGATTACAGAAGCAGAATACCAAGGAAGAAAAGTAGAACTGAATAATCCTACAAGGTCCAACGATGGAAAGAAAAAGTTCTATGTCTATGTGAAGAATGACAAGGGTAACGTAATCAAGTTGGGATTCGGAGATCCAAATATGGAGATCAAACGAGATGATCCTGCAAGGAGAAAATCATTTCGTGCAAGACATAACTGCTCAGATCCAGGCCCCAAATACAAAGCAAGGTATTGGAGTTGTTATCAATGGAGAGC